TCTACAATCTCTACCGTATCCAAAAGAAGTATCCAGGATTCCGTCATCACGATCTTCATACTGGAAATATCCTCGTTCGACCAGTCCCCGTGAAGGATATGAAAATCATGGGGTCTACGATTTCGAATGCGGGGTTCGAAGCTGTCATAATTGATTTTGGATTTGCTGTATTCCCTCGGATTAAGAATCCTCTCATCAATGCCAACAATTACAAGAACATTGGCATCTCGAGAAAGTCTGACAAACATTATGATTTACACTTCTTCCTGAATTCCATCCATAACTTGGTTCTTCAACCACGGACGCGCACAGAGCGAGTGGTAAAGACATTCATCGAAAACCTGCTACCTAAAGACTATCTTGTGAGTAGGTCGAACACTGTCAAGAATTTTAGGTTGAGGGGTAACAAGACTGTAAATTTAAACTTCAAGGAGGTTCTATCGAAACCTTTCTTTACGGGTGAGAAGAAGAATGTGGTTTCCATACCCACGACCAAACCTAAACCTGTCATAAAAATTCAGGCTCCTAAACCAAAAACACCAGTAAACAAAGAGTCTGCTAAAGCGAGGGCTATCGCCATTCTCAAGGCGGGGAAAGGGAAACCCAAAAAACGCCCTGGCATCGTTAGAGCACGACCTTGAAGACTCGCTTCGTACCCTCGTCAACTTGGGAGAGTACTCTAAACTTTGGAGTCTTGACGAGTTTCTCACCATTCTTAGTGACGAATGATTTCATCCGTTCAACTTCACCACGGGGCATTTTCCTGGTGTATTTGAGCGTGACATTCTTATTTCCGATATTGAATACAGTCGATGACATTTTATATATATGAGTATTATATACAATGTTTGCGTTTATCGCCCTAATTATCGTCAATGCATACACTCTGATTAATACAGGGAAGCCATCTGTTACTCAGGATGGAGAGGAGGGTTGGACTGTTTACGGAACCATGGGTTGTGGATGGACTCGTAAACAGCTTGATCATATGAAAAATGTCAATAAGCCTTTCACATTCATTGATTGTGATAAGGAAAATTGCGATGGTATGGATGCGTTCCCAACATTAATTTCACCTTCTGGTGAAAAGCATGTTGGTTACAAAGAGGTTTAACAACCACGGATAACCATAAGACCAATAGAAAGAAGCAACGCATCTAGCATGGTCTTGATTGGCTTTAAAACGGTAATATGCTTAACAAGCGATTCGTTCCAGAGATAGCGAAGCAGGACGGTGCTGAGGACGATGATTATGGTGTATAAAACAATCAGGGTCATTCGGTCTTCGGTCTTCTTTGTGATGATAATATCACGGATCATTTATAATATGTCAACATAATATAAATGACCCGACGGCATCCTCCCCTGAGTGGATCGGAGCCGACATTTACCCATAAGTACTGGGGTACATCGGTGGGTATTGGTAATAACAATTGTTATGCATATGCAGTAGGTGACTATGAAAGGTATCGTTTACAAAAGAGTGTCCCTGGTGATAGAAGTGGGCGTTCTAAGTGGTTCCACACATACACCAATTGCAAAAATTTACCCCAGCGTGTTGTGTCTGACAACCCTAAAAAGGTGTATATAGTGAAGGGAAATACAAGATGCAAGAAGGGGTATTACAAAGTCATGATGTTCGTTACTGGTAAAAAGAAACCTTCACTGTTAAACAGTGGTGATTTTCATTTTTATAAACAACATGGCCTGGTAGAATATAAGCCAAAGGATGGCGACACTAAAACAAGTATTGCTAAGTTCTTTAAGGTGTCACCGCGAAAAATCCCGAAGGTGGTTGTTGGAAAGATGATGAAAATACGTGTAAACGTCTTCAGCCATAAACGTGGTTGGGCAACAGGTCCATTGCTGAAAGATGCAAAAGGTAAAGTGATTAAGGATCCCCGAAAGGCAAATCGTAATTATGGTGGATTGAATTACAATACGTATTGTAGCTCATTCTGTGTCAAGAATAGAGGGATCAATGTTGGCAAGGTCCGTTCCAATCTCCGAAAGAAGAGCATCTAAATCTACGATATCTTCAACGTCTAGTGATATATTGAATATATCCATCACGTTAAATATCATATCTTCATCCATAGGTATGATATTTGATGTCTGGTTGTAATTATTCTCTATAGTGAGAGTTACTCTAAAAGGTGAAACGTCAAATACTTTTCTACAATCTGGACATGTATTCTTACCTTGTTCTTTCCACCCTTTAATACACTCTGAATGAAAAACATGTCCACATCTTAAAGCAGGATTCGACCGAGTCGCCCTAACTTCATTTAGACATATGGAACACACAGACATTTCCCTGGTTTAAACATGTAAAGTTTTTTTAGTATATACCCGCAACCTTGAGGAGGGGTTTATCGCATCGTTGGCAGTTGCCATCCTCAGCAACCTTTTGCTCGTTCGTCACCTTCTCGATAAGCTTGGGACCCTCGCTCTGGAGAAGTTGACGGTACTTGTAATTGTCAACATAGTCAACATTATTTCCGGTCATGATGTAGTTGTTTAAGAGACGGGACGAAGTGTTAATAGTGAAACACCTCCCATCAGCCATACCAAGTCGCTGAGACATTTAGTATAAAACTAGAAATTAATTCTGTTGTTGACAATTGTTTTGGTCCACGACTTGAAATTTTTATTTTTTAGTTCTTGGATAAAGTCTTGACATTTATATCCCATAAAAGTATCGAAAATATCTTTGGTTGCACTTGGTGATACCCTGATACCTGGACACTCATTTATGTGGTGATTAATTATGTTGTAAGCAAAAGCAATCTCTTTGAGAGTCTCTGCTCCTGTAATAATAATTTTACCTGTGCTGAAAATACTTGTGGTAATCCTTTTCATATCTTCCGCTGGTTTAAATTTGATCTTCACCGCAGAATAACGATCTGGTTCAAAAGACACTTCAAAAATGTCGTTATAAGACTCAAAATGTCTGGCTGTAAGTTGAAGATTCACGTTATAGTTCAGACTGAAATTTGAGTTAATCATTACCACACGAAACTTATCAACCGGGAGTTCTTCTTGAATTTTCAAAACATCCTTGAAAAAACAGTTCAGCTGATTGATAACACGTTTGCAATCAAATAAGTCGGCACAACCAGCAACTTGAATACTCCCATTTGGAAATATCTTGATAGACTTTGTACTATAAACGTCTGTATAATTCAAAGTCACTTGATTGTAAAAAGTGGTAGAAGGCTTTAGTTTCCACTCAAAGTGGGAGTCAGATTCCTTCCTCTTAAATGAAATCGTGTCTTTTTCTTTGAATAAAGATTTAATCCCTTCAATGTCAATCTTTACTTCTTCGCTAAAGCCAGAAATCATTGTAATGGTCGTGATCTTTACCCAAGAAGGCATGGTGTCGGATGAAAATGTTTTCCTAAACTCATCGAGTGTCAATAAGTAGGAAAACGTCGTGTTTGCAACTGGATGATACATACTGGATACATATCCAATGATATCGACTTACTTAGGTTAAAGAAAACGCTTGATTTTATTTTATGACTGCTGTCCTCAAATCTGCCCACGTCGTTTATGACGTGGAAGATGACATTTCCTATATCGAAACTATGTATTCCAAACTCGTACCTGACGAGGGATATAAAACATTTTGTGATTATTTGAGAGCTAACCCAGTAGGAGAGTGGACGAAAATCATCGCCAAGGATAATGGTGTTCGATATGAAAAGTTTATCGACACTATGATCGAAAAGAACTTAGAAACCCGTCAAAAGATGGCTTCTATCATGTTAGATAATATTCTTAATAACGTCTTTTCAAATGTTCGTACACAAATTAGACTTATGAACACGGTAAAGATTCTAGATCCCACATTTGAACCACCATTTATAAACAAGAGATGCACTTGGCAAAGGGAATTTGTAGCCACCTTCTGCAAAGAGATCCTACCTGATATAGTAGAACGCTGTATTAATCTTAGTCGTCTCGAAAGATTCTTCAACGTCTTAAAATTAATAGAATTAGAACAGCAATAATTAACCCCGCTATAACCATTCGTCGGGTGTTTAGTTTCTTTTCACGTATCTTCTCAACTAAAATTTTACCATAATCCGTCAATCCTGTGTCTATATTTCTTTCCGGAAGTAAAGGTCTAGACATTGGACAAGGTGTATTCTTCATATGCATACCCAGAGGCATGCCGTGTGAAAAACTAGGTTCTTCTTCAATTTCAAATTGAGCATCTTGCTCCATAGGTTTAGTATAAGTAGAAAACTGCTCCGTACGACGTACTGTTCCTGGGCCTGAACTGACATATGGGTTAATACGATTTATAGCAGATTCGTCATTGAGCATTCGAATACTCATCTTGTTACTAACCGACATTATATTTTTTCGTCTTGATTTTTTCTTTGTGTTCTGACCACATCTTATCTAGATCAACATTTAGCATATGTGCCAGTTGAAATAGATAACTGAATACATCTCCCATTTCCATCATGACGTCTGTACCACGATCTTTCTTGAGGTTCATCTTTTTGAATTTCTTCTTATATTGTCTGATTGCTGAAGCAAGTTCCCCAACTTCTTCAGTAAGAAGAAGCCACACGGTATCAACGTTTACTTTATCCCACCCTTTCGATTTACAGACTTTTTCTGTTTCAGATTTATAGTAGTTTAAACTCATACTTATATTAATCTATGGTTGCAACTTTAATATACTTTAAGGATATCAACATAAACAATCCATGGGGGGTAAACGATATGTAGATATGTTTTGTGGACTTGGTGCTTTTCATACGGCATTTGACTCACTTGACCAGGGATACGAATGTGTATTTGCGTGTGATATAGATGAAAAAGTCAGAAGAATTTACAAAGATAATCATGGCATCGAACCACATGGTGATATAAACGCACTCGATGTATCAGAGATACCCGATTTTGATATATTGTGTGCAGGGTTTCCGTGTCAACCTTTTAGTATCGCTGGAAAGAAGATGGGTTTTAATGATCGGGAGAAGGGTAATCTTTTTTATACAATTCTTAAGATTATAGATGCAAAATCTCCGCAAAAAGTTTTACTAGAAAATGTGAAAAATCTCAAGACTATCCACAATGGAGAGACGTTTCAAGTAATCATATCTTCATTAGAAGAACGAGGATATAAAGTAAGTTACAAAGTCATAGATTCTAAACATTATGGATCTCCACAATCTAGGCAACGTATTTACATCATGTGTGATAAGGATAAAACGTATAATTTTCGTTC